TGATGTAGAAGTCCATCATCTGGAGATACTTATTAACCTGCTGGTTGATAAGAGGAAGGTACTTCTTGATGATTTTTGTTTTTACTCCACCATCTTTGAGAAGATTATAAGTGAAGTCATAGTAGGAAGTCCTTTCTCTTTTCTCTCCCAGTTCAGTATAAGTTTTTTGGAGATTAGTTTTAAATTCTTTTAGTTTTACATTCTCAGAATTTCTGTTTGCAAGTCCCTCGGTAAGAGTTTGAATTTCAGATTCAAGTTGCTTGATTTGTTTTTGGCAACTAGTAATGTTTGTATTGTTTTTAGTAATGCCATTAAGTTGGTTAGAAATTACATCTGAGATGTTATTGAAGTTGGACTCCCTCATCTCCTCCTTTAGAATTGCTTCTTCAAGTTCCTGGAAACCCTTCTGCAATTCTTCTTGCTTATTTTTGGAGTCTGTAATTCTATTTAACCGAAACTCTTCTTCCAAATCCTGGTTACAGGTAGGGCAAACCCTATTATCATTAAAGAATTGATACTCTTCTTCAATATGTGAAATCTTTGCAGACAGTTTACCCCTAACATTGTTCAGTTTACGAAGTTGTGCCTTTGAACCCTCAAAGGACTTGAGTTCTTCCTTGTATGACTCAATGACCTTTTCCAACTTCTCATTATCCTGCATATATGCAGTCACTTGAAGACCTAAGTCATCAATCCTATCATTCTTATATTTGATATCAGTCTGACTCTTGGTTTCAATCTCTTTGATGAACTTCTGCTGCATCTCTACCTTATCTTTGAGAGATTCTTTCTTCAGTTCAAGAGTTCTGGACTCATCCTTATAAACTCTGATCTTATCTTTGATCAGACTATTCATTGCAGAGAATATCTTGATATCCAACAGATCTTCAATAACTTCCCTACGACTAGATGCAGTCAGTTGCATGAAAGGGACAAAGGTGCTGCTACCCAGAACCACAATCTGAGTGAAAGACTTGTAGTTCATCTTAAGAACATTTTGTTCTAACCACTTCTGCTGATCTACAGCAGATGCACTCTGATCCAGTGGTTTGCCATCTCTGTAAATCTCAAAGATAGCAGGTTTGATTCCCCTTACAACTTTCCACTGAACATTGTTGACATCAAAGTCAATCTCAACTCTACAATCTTTCTCATTGATAGAGTTGACCAGTTGTGGTTTGTTGATCTTCCTGAATGCCTTTCCATACAATGAAAAGGTGAGAGCATCTAGGATGGTGGACTTGCCTGCACCATTAGAACCAATGATTAGAGTGGTTCCACTTTCAGTGAAATCAACTTTAGTCTCATGTTGTCCTGTTGAGAGAAAATTCTTCCAGGAGATTGTTTTAAAAAGAATCATAAGAAATGTCAGGGGGAATCACAATATCATTGGGAGTAATAATGGTGTACCTATGACCATGAATTTCACAGGTCTTTACCATTAAATCATCATCTATCTCTAGCACATTCATTTCAGGAAAATCATTTTCCTCTTCCAACATCATAGCATAGCGACAGGCATCATCCTCCTCTTCAAAGATGTAGAGAACTTGTTCCCCATCATCATCTGTAACTGAAAAGGCACCATCCACCTCTTTGCCTGCAACTGTCAGAATAAACATTAAATCAACTCACATGCTTCTTGATAGACCTCCTTCAACATCTTCTGGATGATTGACTTATCCAGGTGTGTTTCAGATTCCTCAATATATCTATCAAGGATAGAAAGAGTATCTTCAGACTCATACTCTTGAGTCTCTTCATAGATGCCACCAAAGTCAAAGTTTTCTACAACCTTGAGTTCAGCAACACCAACAGAGTAAAGTTTGTCAATAAACTTCTCAAACTTAACTGAGTCAGTCTTCTTCCTAACTACCACCTTTACAATCTTGTTCTCATACTCAGTGGCATTGAACATTTGGTGGTCAGTGTCCTCATAATAGATGTTCCTGAACAACTTGTATGGGTTGTTGACTGAAGTATGTTCCAGAGTTTCAGTATCAAAGATATGAAAACCTCTAGTATCATTCAGATCACTCCAGAACATCTCATAAGGATTTCCTAAGTAGTAGACTGTTCCATTGTCCGATCTAGTGTGATAGTGACCAGAGAAGACTTTGGTGAACTTCTCAAATAGTTTGCTCTCAAGACCGTGATCCATGATGATTTGGCGATTAACTCTAAATCCTGAGAGTTCAAGGTGCCCCATCGCACATATGCAATCTGTAGCTTGAATAAGTTTGATAGTAGTTTCTTCATTTTCTTGATTAATCCACGGAACCATTAATGTGTTTAAATTTCCCAGTTTTACTTCTGTGGGAGAAGAATATACATGAACATTTGGATATTCTCTCAGAAGAAGGTCTACTGCATTGACAGAATTAGTATTCTTATAGTAAGCAGTATGATTGCCAACAATGGTATGAACAGTACATCCTAAGTCAGCAAGTTTATCATAATAGTGATCCTTTGCCCAAGAAAGAGCAGAAAAGTCAATACCCTTACGACTATCAAAGGTATCACCCATATCAACAACAGTGGTGATACCCTCTTTTTCTAAAGTTGGGAAAAATACATTCTGATAAAACTTCAGGAAATAATCATGAAACAACTTTGAGTTCTTTCTAGCACCAAAGTGTTGGTCAGTAATAATGGCAACTTTCATCAATACCTCAATTTACTGTGAACTGAATCTTTAATTGAGTTGTAGTCAGAGTAGTTACTAGAATCAAGGTCATTTGCATCAAAGACTTCATCAAAGTTAGTCTTCTCTAGAATCTTATTCTTGACTTCCAATTGCTTCTTCTCTTGTGAGATTCTTCTTAGGAATGCATAATAGATGATTTGAGTGAAGTATGCAAAGGGATTCTTAGATTTCTCAGGGTCAAAGTTGTGGATATATCTCACACAGTTTTCAATACCATCACAAATCATATCATCCTTGAACATGTAGTTCACAAAGTTTGGTTTGTATGATAAGTGATTAGCAATCTTAAGGAAACATTCACCAATGTATCTGGGAATCTGTGGTTTTACCTTTCCCCTTTCTTCTGCCCTTTTCACCTCAGCAAAATAAATCTCAAGAGCTTCCAAGAACTCCTTGTTATTCACATAGTGTTCGGAGTTCTTACCTCTTCTCATTGCATTAAAGGTAGGTGATACAACAGACATAAAATAGGTTTCTCTGTATTCATTTTACCAGAGAAGTCAATAGTTGACAAGTTCTTGAATGCCCAGTAGACTAGGTTTGTTGCCATTAAAGATCAGTTATAGCTTTAAGTACTTAGAGATTATAAAGCTTCTCTAGGATCTCTTTAGCATCAGATACTGTAGATATATATCCCATCTTCTTAGTGGGTTTCATCTGAGTAGTCTGATCAGATCTTCTTACAAAGTCTTGGTAGTTGGTAATCATCTCAATATCAGATGATTCAGACATTGTAAGAATGTCATCCAATTCAAGAATAAACATATCTTCAGTACTGGTCTTTAACCATGGCTCAAGTTTATATCCTGCCATCTTTCCTCTAACCTTGATCTCTTCTAGAACAATAGGGTTAGTGATAACCACATAGATTTTATCACCTTCATCAGATGCTGCTACCTTAGCAAAGATTTCATCACCACATTTGAGTTTTATTGTTGCATAAAAATCATCTTCCATCATAAGCAAACCCTCCCTAATCTTTGATGTCTATTGATATGATCTCATAGTTAAATTGTTCTTGTACATAGATTTTGACTCTTTCAATAAAGTGATTCAATGTATAGTTCTTTCTTGAACCAATAGTTAAATCATCTGCAATGTCATATAATCTAGCTTTGACTTTATCTTTGCCTTTTCTTAGGACTCTACCAATACTCTGTAAGTTTCTAACTCTAGATTTTGATGGAGAGGCAAAAATAACATTGTGTAAGTTCTTAATATTGATGCCTGTGCTGAAGGTGCCATAGGATGCAACAATAATTGCATCTTTCTCTTCTTCAGTAATCTTTCTTACAAGTTCTCTATCTTCAGCATCTACACCACCATGAATGAAGAAAACTTTTCTACCATTCTTGACACTGCTATTTATTAATTCATAAAGTACCTTACCATGTGCTTCCACTCTACTGTAAAGTACAAGAGTATTTCCATCTAAGTCAACAGCAAGGTTTTTGATGAATTTGTTTCTTCTTTCATGTGAGATAAGAAATTGAATCTCATCTTCATAGGTATCAAACTTCTGTGGTTTATATTTAAGAACAAGACACTGAATATCTAATGTTGCAAGGTGTCCTTCATCAATTAGTTTCTTTGTTTGAGTAACCTTATATGATGGACCAAATAATCCTTCCAATACCCACTTATGAGTTTGTGTACCATCTAGTGTTCCAGTGAACCCATAACGATACTTAGCATGATGAAGTTTGTCCATGATACCTATCAGTGACTTGCTCTTAAACAAGTGTGCTTCATCACCAATAACTACATCATAATCTTCAAAAAATGACCTTTCTAGTTGATAAACAGATTGCCAAGTGGTAATAGTTACATCACTCTGATTACTTCTCTCCCTTCCAGAATAGATTCTATGGCAGTGATTCTCTGCATCCCACCCATAGTCCTGGAAGTCCTTATACATCTGCTCTACAAGGGATGTAGTGGGCACTACAAGGAGGATCTTCTTCCCTTTAGATACAAAGTACCTAACCACTGAATAAATCATAAATGACTTACCAGAAGCAGTAGGACTGATTAAAAGTTTTCTGTTATATCTCAGTGCTTCATAAACTGCTTCAATCTGATAATCTCTTGGTGTGATATCAGGAGAAAGCACTTTCATATAATCTTTCACACCTTCCAATGAAATCATCTCATTGACTTCAAATGGAGGACCATAAAACTTATTATCTTCAAACTTATAAGAATAACCAGCATTCTCACAGAACGCAACAATCTTATCCAGAAGACCAACATAGATCCTCTTGGTTTTCATATTGAAGAGGTGCACATATCCATCCCAGTACTTGCTTCTGTACTGAGGCATGAATTTCTTATTTGGAACCTCAAAGGTAAACCTGTCCCTCAACTCATACTCAATGTGAGGTTCAGTGTTTACCTTTAGATAAACCTCATTTACTTTTTGAATAACAAGGTCTGCCATAATATATCTTCACTTGAAGATATTTATCACATGTTTTCAAACTTATATTCTAGTATTATCTTGTACAATAGATCTCTTAGATAGTAGAGATGCTCTTGTTCAGAGGGATGCCTTGATGGGTGTCCCTCCCAAGTTTCAATCCTTCTGCAAACACAGTGATGTAATAAATGCACATCTTCTATAGTTAAACTTAAAAGATAGTCTGCTTGTTCTTCCATTATCCTAGTCCAGCAGTGAATCTCATAAACTCAATGGCATTCTTAATTTGATAAGTCCTATTTGTTATCTGTTTAAGAATGTTCTCCAGATACTGAAGCATTGTTTCATAATAATCAATCTTCAACGAAACTCCTGAGAGTTTCTCATCTGCGTCAAGATATTTTTGCATAGTTTCCTTATCTCTAATTTTTTTAGGGAAAGGGTTATCAATGTAAACATCTGGGTCTGCCTTACCTGAAAAGTATTCATAGCGTTCGTGACGAATATTTTTTCTTTGTTGTTCTGCTTTCTTCTTCAGTAGAACAAGATTGTTGTAAAGGTCAAAGTATTTTGCATGAAGAATGGGAATATTCAAAGACTCTGTATGTAGATTGTCTGGATCAATCTTTGCATCTTCAGACCACATTCTTTGAATAGTATCAAGGTCAACCATAGATTAAGTGCAAGGGTTACAACTGATTTCACGTATATTGTAGATAGTATACTTGAATGTGACCTCTGCTGTAAAGTACTCTAAGTCAGTTTGTGTAGCGTCAAACTCAAGAGTTGTCAAATTAGTTGGGAACAAGTTCTCAAATACAATTTTGAACTTTGGAAGATTTTGTGAATCAAGAACAGTCAATGTTCCATCAGAGTAGAGATTTAGTTGTGACTTATCTGGTTGAACCAAGTCATACTCTTCTCTTTGGAAGTCATAGATTTGTTGAAGACTTTCTGGGAAACCAATACCTCTAATCCAGTTTTGAATCTCCATATAGTTTTCAAGGTTCTCATCAACCAAGAACCTGATGGTCAAGTCCTGAAAGTCAATCATAGTACCTGGAAGAGGAATCTCTCTCAAGTAGTTTAGTTGAGTGGCAACATTAAAATCTAGTGCAGGAATGTTTACCATCTGACCAAAGTATGAAATCTTTGGTGCTCTATTCACCTGAAACTGAAACCCAGTAGGCGCTAGAAAATTTCTATTTTCAATTTGTCCTGGTACAGGTTTTCTAACTGCCATTTCTCTTTTTTTAAGTATTTAGATGCAGACATAAAAAAAGAGGACCCTTTGGGGTCCTCCAGTAAACTCTTGTGAGTATGGATCACATGAGGTTCTTGACAGCAACTCTTCTGTAGTAGCGGTTGCTGTTGACTCTGAGTCTTCCCAGACCCTGATCCAGACCTTCTGCGAATGGGTTAGCAACAAGACCATATCTGGTCTTAAAGCCAATCTTAGGCTGGAAGGAGTTCTCTCCAACAGCACGAACCATCTGCAGGGGAACATATGGGCAATAGAACA